TTAGGTGCCTCCTGTTTAATAGGTTGTGCCTTATCTTCTTTATTTGCATGATCTAAAAGCCATTGAGGTATTTCTAATATCTCATCATTAGAATTAGGATCTGCAGGTATAATTTTAATACTCATTTATATATCCTCCTGTTCTTGTTCTTCTTCTTTAGCATCTAATACCCAATCAGTAAAAGAAGACTTTTTGTTTTGACAAATATCACCTAAGAAACTTTGTAAGATAGATCCTCTCATTGGATTTTTTCTAGATACTTTAGCAATGCTATCTTTAAAAGTAAACGGAACATTAAAATCCATTTCTATTTGTACTGGTTCAATTAAATTAAGCGGCTTGTGCATGACTTTCTCCTTTCTGAACAAGTTCTACTTTGTTTACTCTTAAACTAAGTAAGCAACCTTGACCCTTAACATTAGAGTCTAAATTTAATGGGATTGATCTCCAAGCTTTTTTTGGATCATCAACTTTTTTAAGAACGTTAACATCAATACATTCTAATAAATGATTTCTGTCACCAAGTAATTCACCACCTGCAAAAAACTTTTGATCTTTTACATGTAGTTTAGCAAGTATCTTTCTCTCGTCACCATTCTTCTTAGTAAAAATTGCAGAGAAAAATTCTGGACCAATTATTTTAAATAAGTCTTGTTTTAATATATTATTCATAATTCCTTCTTTCTAAAAATTATAAAACTATATTATATAATATTATATCATATGCAAGACATATCTAGTTTACCGCAGAAAACAGCCATTATTTTAAGTTGCATCACCCCATGATTTTCCAAGATCGCAATCAACTTTACTTGGAACAGTCAAAGGTAAAGCATTTTCCATAACTTCAATAATTTTATTTTTTACTTTTTCAGAACCATCAAAACTTAAAGTTAACTCATCATGAATTTGTATAAGAGGAATTAAATTTTCTTTATGTAATTCTATCATTGCTTGTTTAGTTTGATCTGCGGCGGAACCTTGTATTAATCTATTAAGGGCTTTATATGTTCCTGCTCTTTTTAAATGATGGTGCTTTCCATATTTTAATTCGGCTTGATCTTTTGGTAAAGCTTTAAAAACACCAAAGGTTGTTGGTTCCCATAATTCAAAACGACATTTTCTTCCTTTAATTGTTGCTACATTTCCTTCATCATTAGCAAGTTTAGATATTCTTTTTGTTAATTCTTTAACAAAAGGAACTTTATCATTATATTCTGCTAAAATTTCTTTTGCTGTATCTACATCTACTTGTAATTCATTAGAAAGTTTATTAACACCCATGCCATAAAACAAACCAAGGTTAATTGTTTTTGCTTGATCTCTATCAATGTTAGCTATCTTAGCAACAATACTATGAAAGTCTGCATCAGAATTTTTTTGATACTCTTCTACAACTGAGGATGCTCCTTTGCATTTAAGTTTATAAGCAAAGTGTGACGCGATCCGTGGCTCTTGTTGTGAGTAATCAAAACTACCCCACATCTCTCCTTCTTCAGGTAAAAACAATCCTCGAATTTGTTTCTTAATTTCTTTGTTACGAGAAGGCAATTGTTGTAGATTAGGATTAGAGTAACTAAATCTTCCTGAAACAGTTCCTGCATTACCATCACGCATTTGATGAATACTAGCATGTACGCGTCCTGTTTTACCGTGACGAATAATGGTATCAAGAAAAGTAGATTGAACTTTGTTTATTTCCCGAGCACTTTGTATTTTTTGTGCAATAGGATGAGTGTGATTTAATAAAAAATCTTTTGTAAAACTAGGTGCTCCTGTTTTCTCTGTTCGTGGATATTCTATTTTAAGTTTATCAAAAACTTTTTGAATTGAATTCGCAGCCCAAATATCCACTGCAACACCCGTGTCTGCCAATATACCACTAAGTATCTTCTTTTCTGTATTCTTAAAACTTTTTTTATAACTGTTTGCTTTTTCAACATCAACTCGTACTCCTCTTTTTGTCATTTCAAATATTATTGGAAGAAGACTCATCTCCAAATTATACACACTGCGTAGGCTCTCTTTTTCTATGATAGGTTGCATGTGATGATAAAGTCGTAAAGTCAAGTCTGCATCTTGCTCTGCATAACTACCTACAAAGACAGCAGGCAACTTATACATCTCACTTTTTGGATCAACTCCAAATTCAACTGCGGCTTGTTTTAATAAATTTTCGTCTTTATATTCATTCAACATATCTTTTCCTACCGCATTCAAAGCGTAAGAAAATTTATTTTCATTAATAATAGGCGCCATTAACATTGTGTCTACAATAGGTCCTTTAACCTCAATGCCTTCAGCATGAAGCCATCCTAAATCATACAAAGCATTATGAGCTATTTTTATAGCATCTGTTTTCATTAATGATTTCATCCATGTTAACACTCTTCGGCGATCCCAATTAAAACCGTTCTCATGTCTAATAGGAAAATATCCTTTCCATCCTTCTACGGCTACGGCTATACCTATTACGTGACCATTATTTGTTGTCCATCCTGGTCCCATTGTTTTAAGTTGTGGATCATAAGTTTCTAAATCAAATGCAATGTGTTTTGCATCAGATAAATCGGGTAACTCATGTGGAGGAATCCACTCTGATTGTGTAAATCCAAAGTTATGTTGCATTATATTTTTCCTTTATATATTCTGACGTTTCTCTTCCTCGTCTTTCACCTTCTGATTCAAACGAGTGGTTATCTTTATTTGTTCTTGCCTCTATTTCTCCAGCTATAGCCATATAAGCAGAAGCGTCTATATAACTATCTTTTTTGTGACTGTGAACTAAACGAGCAATTTTAACAAGAGCCATACATATAGCTACGTCATGAGCTGTTATTTCTTTCTTTAAAACAACAGACCATAGTTTAGCTATGTTTTGATGATTAATAAGACGATCCCCATAATCCGTGTTTCGATCTCCGCCGATCAATTTAATGGCTTCTTCTAAAATTTCTTTATGTATCATATTCTATATGCCTCCTCTCGTTGAGCCTCTACTATGTAAAGTTTTTCTTTTGCTCTGGTTACCGCAACATAAAAAACACGATGCTCATCATCAGGGTTTCTTGCGTATGATCTGTAAACTAATCTTCCAATATCCAACAGGACAACAACATTATCACACTCACCACCTTTTGCCTGGTGAATTGTAGACACACGAATACGTGGCTCTCCTTGAATATCTTCTCCTACTCTTTCCAACCTTCTTAAATAAGCAATTTCTTTTGGTGTTAAAATACTTAATACCTCATACCATTCGCCATCAACGAGTAAACCTTTATCATTATGTAAATCCTGTAAATTAAATAGTTTTTTTTCTTCCTCTTCTTTATGTGTTTTAGCTCCTCTTTTTAAATACCCTTTAGAAGAAATTTTAGAATATAAAGTTTTTAATTCAGGTAGAGTAATAGACACACCTTGTTTTAATCTTTTCCAAATTTCAATAGCTTTAATAATAGTTATAGAAACTGGTCGATGCTCTCCTCTTCCATACCAATACCCTTCATTAAATAAATAATTTTCAATCATCTCGTTACGAATTTTTTTAGTTCTTCCTAACAAAAGCCAGTTACCTTCAGACATGTTAATATGTTTGATATTAGACATTCTTTTAACCTGACCTTCTTCTTCTTTAGGTTGCCAAGTTTTTACTCTTCTATTTTTTACTTTAGAAATAATATTGTTAGCAATATCATAAACAAGCTTAGGGCATCTATAAGACTTGTTTAACACGGTTACCTTACCATCTAACGCGATAAATTTATCTACATCAGCACCCATCCATCTAAAAATAGCTTGGTCATCATCCCCTGCTATGTATGTTTCTTTACTGTTAGCCATTAACTTATCAACCATGTTGTACTGAATACGTGGCATGTCTTGTGCTTCATCAATAAAAAGTACATCAAACTGTGTAAAAAATGTGTCATTTGTGTAATCAACAATCATGTCAGTGAAATCAAATAAATTATTATCCTTTTTATATTTTTTAATTGTACGGTTTAAGTAATCTAACGTAACGGTATTAAAAATCTCAGAACTATTACTACACTCTTCTTTTAATGTAATATCTTTTATTCTCGCAGCGTTAATTAAATTTAAATATTTAAAATTAGAATTAGTATAAATAGAATCATCATTATCATTAACTACAAGATTAAAACCAATAAGATCCGATAACTCTTTCCAGTGCTTATCTTTCATTAAGTTATCTTTTTCCACAGGCAAATGTCTAAAAGCAAAGCTATGAAGAGTTTTAAAGTTTGCTAAATCATCTCTACTCGCTTGAAATTTAAAACTAGCTCTGTCCCGTGCTTCGCGTGTCGCCTTCTTAGAAAAAGAAAAGAAACCAATTTTATTCCATTCAATACCTTGTTCTTTT